TTAGGTAATATCGCTAATTCAAGTATAGTTGGTAATAATAATACTATTACAGAAGCAACTGAAAATGTTCATTTATATGGTCAAAACATAAATGTAGGAGTAGCTGGTACTGGCTCTGTAGAAAGTTGTTTTGTAATTGATACTAGAATAAATCCTACATCAATAACTTCAGGTAGTAATAATATTATAATGAATCCTGTATACCCAACTACTGAATATGAAAGTGATAAAGTTGTAATAGGTAATAGATTAGGACAAGGTGCTTATTTTGAAGAATATACTGTAGTTACTGTTGGTCCAGGTGATGTAGTTAATTTAACAGGCTCAGCTGCTGAAAATGTATTCCATTTCCACTTCCAATATTCAGGTTCAAATGGTAATGCACAAATAAACATACCCGATCCATCAGATCCTTCTTTAAATAGAGTACAATATAGATTTACTACAGATAATTCTTTAACAGCATCTAAAACAGTAACACTAGCACCAGCAAATAGTGGAACAATAGATGGTAATGCTGAGGAGACATTAACAACAACTTATGATGGTTTAACAGCACAAATAATTGAAGGTGAATGGTTAGTTGTACAACGTAAAAAATAATATTAAGCAATGGCAATAAAAAGAGAAATAGTAATTGAAGTTGATGATAAAGGGGCTATTAAGTCCATTGATGGATTAACTGATGCTATAGAAGACAACACTAAAGCAACCGAGAAAGCTACTGATGCAAATGAGGATTTTGAAGAATCTATACAAAAACAACAAGCACAAATCAAAGTATTAGATGGTGCTGTTAATTTAGTAGGTGGTTCTATTGAAACATTAGCTGGTGGTTTAGTATTATCAGGTGCTTTATCAGATGAACAAGCAGAAGCATTTGAAGGTGCTGCTATTGGTGCTTTAGCATTTGCAGATGGTACAAAACGAACTATTGATGGTATTGTTAATTTAAGAGAAGGTCTTAAAGTATTAACTAAAGGACAAAAGTTAGCTACATTAGCAACTAAAGCATTTGGTGTAGCACAGAAAGTAGCTATGGGTCCTGTTGGTATTGCTATTGCTGCATTTGGTGTTATTACAGCAGCAGTTGTATTATTAAAAGATAAGTTTGAACCATTAAATAAAGCTATTCAGTTTTTCAGTGGTTTAATAAGTAAAGCAGCTCAGGCAATTGGTTTAGGTAAAACTGAAACTGAGAAATTTCAAGAAGCACAAGGTAAATTAGCTGAATCTACAGAACGTGAATTACAATTATTACAAGCACAAGGTGCTTCAACAGAAACATTAATAGCTAAAGAACGTCAGTTACTAACACAACGTAAAAATGCTGCTAAAACAGAAGAAGAACGTTTAGCAACAGCACAAGCATTAGCTGTATTTGAAGCTAAAGTAGCTAAGGAAGCTAAGGATCGAGCAGCCAAAGCAGCAGCAGATGCAGCAGCTAAACGTAAAGCAGAAAGTGATGCAAGAATAGCAGCAGCAAAAGCACGTAGAGCAGCAGAAAGAAAAGCAAGACAAGATATTGCTGATGATGCTGAATTAATAGGTTTAAATGAATTTGAAAAATCACGTAAATTAGCTGAACGTGAGCGTGATGCAAGAATTAAAGAAGTAGGTAATAATGCAGAAGCATTAGCTAATATAGAAAGACTATATCAGGAAGAACTTAAACAAATTGAATTTGATGCTGGTGCTGAAAAGAGAGAAGCAGATCAACAAGCATATGATGAAGAACAAGAGCGTTTACAAGCAATATTTGATTTAACTAAGTCATATGCTGATAGAGAACTTGAATTACAAGCAACAACAGAGTTAGAGTCATTAGCATTAGAAGAGTCACGTGCATTAAAAGAATTAGAAGATTTAGAAGCTACAGAGGAAGAAAAAGCTAAAATAGTTGAATTTTATGCTAATCGTAGAACAGAAATAAATGCTAAAAATAATGAAGAGCAATTAGCAAATGATCAAGCAATAGCAGATGCTAAATTAAGTGCACAACTTGCATTAGCACAAGGTGTAGGTGCTGCAGTAGGACAAATATCAGGTTTATTTGAACAAGGAACAGCAGCAGCTAAAGCAGCAGCATTAGCAGAAATAGCTATTAATACAGGTATTGGATTTGTACAAGGTTTAGATATTGCACAAAAAGGAGCAGCAGCAACTGGTCCTGCAGCACCGTTTGCTTTCCCAATATTTTATGCTACACAAGTAGCAGCTGTATTAGCAGCAGTAAATCAAGCTAAAAATATATTACAAACAGTTCCAGGAGGAGGAGGTGGAGGTGGTACTCCAGCTGTACCAGCACCTTCTAGACCAGCAAATGGAGCAACAGGAGCATCAATAGGATCAGGACCAGGACCTCAATTAAGTCCTACACCTACAACAGCTAATCAAACTGATGTTCCACCAATAAAAGCATATGTATTGTCTGGTGAGGTTACTACTAATCAACAAGCAGACCAAAGATTAAATCAAAGAAGAACATTATAATGAAGATAGTTAAATTATTATTAGACGAGGAATCACTTATGGGCGGTATAGATGCTGTTGCATTAGTAGAACAACCAGCTATTGAGGAAGATTTCTTTATGTTTGCTAAGGAAGAATTTCAAACATTCAATGATTATCCTAAAGCAGCAATTGAAGCAGCAAAACAAGGTATTAAACGCAATGAAGCGCTAGGTAATAAATGTGGTACTCAAGTAGGAAAAGTAAGAGCTCAACAATTAGCAAAAGGAGAAAATATTAGCTTGGATACCATAAGAAGAATGCGTAGCTTCTTACTACGTCAGAAAGATAATTATGATTTAGCTATTAGCAGAAAAGATTATGATGCATGTGGTTATATTAGTTACCTATTATGGGGTGGACCAGCAGCATTACCTTGGGCTGAAAAGAAATTAAGACAATCAGGTGAGGAATTCATTACACCTAATCCATGTCAGGCAGGATATGAAGCAATAGGATTAAAAATTAAAGGCGGACGTAAAGTACCTAATTGTGTACCTATTAAAGCATCAAACGTAGAAAATGTTATTATCGAAGAAATTATTAAGCAAGAGGTATTCAATCAAATCGGAGAAATTGATGGAGTACCTATCTACTCAACTATCGAAGCAGCAGAAGCAGAAGCAAAAAAACGTGGATGTGAAGGATATCACGAACATTTAATAGGTAAAGATGTTATAGGTTATATGCCCTGTAAATCACACGAAGATGTTGTAGATGAAGGTACTGAAGAAGGTGTAGCAGCAGAAACAATGGATCTTGATGTAAGTGCTATACCTAATTTTATAAATGAACTCCCAGATAAAAAACAAGATCAAATATTAAACGCGTTAGAAAACGTAGGAATTACTGAAGACACATTATCACGTGAAGGATATGTTGAAGTGCCTAAATCACGTTATAATACGGAAATAGAACATGCATTTCGCATTGTATCTGAACCAAATAAAGGTAGTATAGCTGATTTTGGAGCATATAAAGTATTATACAAATACGAAGGACCTAGAGATTCAAAAAATAGAGATTTCTGTGCTCGTATGTTAAGTAAAAATTTAGTATTTAGAAAAGAAGACATAAACGAATTATCAGTGAAAGGTGAAAATGATGAATTTGGTTTCTACGATATATTTAAATGGAGAGGTTCATTTAATTGCCGTCACGTATGGACTGCTAAATTATTTAAACGTGATGATGAGAATAATAAAAGAGCAGCAGCAGCACAAATTCCAGGTTTAGGTTCATCACAATCAACAAAACCATTAGATGCTGAAACAGGTAAAACAACAGGATTAAATACTACAGTACAACAAGAATCATTTTCAGCATTAGATGAAAAACAAATGTTAGTAGGTCCTTTAATGAAGGCAAATAAGCTAATTAAACGTGTAAATGAAGATGGTGAGTATTATGTTTATTTTGATGCTGATACAATTGAAAGATTAGCATATCGTTTTATGGAAGATAAATTAACTGATTCAGTAAACATAGAACATAATAATGATAATAGACCAGAAGGAATAACATTAGTTGAAAGTTGGTTAGTTAAAGATCCTAAAAAAGATAAAGCATCATATTATGGTTACGAACCAGGTGTTGGTGATTGGTATGGAATTTATTCTGTACAAGATGATGAATTATGGAATGATTATATCAAAACAGGAAAATTAAAAGGTTTTTCAATTGAAGGATTCTTTGTTGAAAAGTTAGAAGCAAGTAAAAATAAATAATATGCCATTACCAACTAAAAAACCATTCGAAAGAAAAGTAGATTATCTTAAAAGATGTATTCCTGTAGAATTAGTAGCAGGAAAGACTAGAGCACAAGCAGCTGCTATATGTAGTACTACTTTTGATAATTTTACTGAGAATAAGAATAAGAATTAAATAACGGGCGAAGTTTATTAATCCAATATTTTTCTCTTTCTTTATGATTAGTACATTCCTCTAATATACGAATTTCTTTATTTTCGTATTTATCTAATTTTTCGTATAATTTAGGTTGATGGTGTCCTCTTTTATTTTCTGTATTGAAGTAATTACGATGTCTATTTGTTCTAGAGTTTAATACTTTACTCTGACCTACATACAAACATTTATCTCCAGAGAATATACCATATACACCTTGTTTTGCATTGATGTATTCATTAAATTTCTGCTGCCATCTCTCCCAATTTTCTTTTTGCCATTTTTTAGTCGTATTTGTTCGACAAGGATTACATTTGTAGACTTTATATTTTTGACTACTAGGTCTCCAATTATCATCTGCAATTAGATTTACATTACATTTAATACAAGTATGTTTCATAATTATCATTTGATTATACATACGACATCTTCTCTCAAAGTCGCAGAAAATCAATCTTTTTTTTTTGTAAATTAAATATATTTATTGGAAGAAGGTACGTAAACTTTTTTACGTATCCAAACTTAACAATTAATAACTTCAAACAACAAGTATGACACACGAAGATTTAAAAAATTTAGTAAAAAGTCATTTTTCTCTCGTTGAAGCTACTGAGGTTAAGGAAGCTACAGAAACTGAAGAAACATTTGGAGAGATTGCCGATGAAAATAAAGCATTCGTTATTAAGTTCCCAGGTGATTCATTACAAGTAGGAGACAAAGTTACAGTCAAAACAACAGAAGGTCAAGAAATGGACGCTCCAGATGGAGAACATAGACTAGAAGATGGTACTGTGATTGTAACTAAAGACTCTGTAGTAACTGAAATCAAAGGAGCTGGAGGTGAAAAGGCATTAGCTGAAGAAACAGAAGAAGAAACAGCTATGGCAGAAGAAGCGGACGAAGAAAAAATGGAAGAAGAAGTTGAGGAAAAAATGGACATCGAAGAAGTAGTAAAAGCTATTGTATCCGAAGTAAAGGATGAAATGGGTAAATTACGTGATGAGATGAAAGCATTAGAAAGCAAAATGACAGCAATGTCAGAAGCTCCTGCTGCTGAACCAACTTTGACATCAACCGGTAAGAAAATGGGATCTGCAAAGCGCGGATTTAAAGCATTCAATGTAGAAGAGAGCCTGAATGCTGACAGAATTAAAATGGCACTCGAACAAATTAAGAACAAAAAATAATTAAATTAAACTATTATGGCATTAGACGTAGCAGCATTAAATGACTTTAACAACGAGGTTGCAGGCGAACTCGTAGTTAAATCCGTATATGGTGGTTCTACAATGGAATACGTAACAATCCAAGAGGGTGTTAAGTATCAAGAACCAATCAACTTAATGGAAGTTGACCTATACATCCAAAACGCAGCATGTTCCACAACATTTAGTGGTTCATTAGCGTTCACACAAAGAAATATCACAGTATGTCCTCGTACATCACAAGATGGTATTTGTTTAAAAGACATGGACAAAAAATACTTAGGTATTTCGGCATTAGAGCCAGGTTCATACAACGAAACATTTGCATTAGCAGGTGCTTATTCAGACCTATTGGTTAATAAGTTCCAGAAAGCAAATGATCAATTCTTATGGCAACAAGAAAGTGGATCAGCATCAACATTCGGTGGTACTTGTGAATCTTCAGGATTGTTAAGAATTTTAAGTTCAGGTTCAGCAGCTGATGCAGCGTTAGACGCAGCACAAATTGCAGGAACAACTACAGCTTCTTTGGATAACTTAGAAACTATGTTGGAAGCATTATCAACAGATGTAGCAGATAGAGAAGATCTAACATTCTTCATGAGTGTAGGTAAATTCCGTGAATTTATTTCTTCTATCCGTTCAGCAAATAACTTCTACTTCGATCCAGTATCGATTGTAAACAGAGGTGGTTTGTTAGAAATTGGTATGCCTTTCCAACCTAACGTAAAAGTAGTAGGAACAGTAGGTATCAATAGTAATAGAATCGTATTAGGACCAGCTAAACAAATTGTAGCAGGTACTGATTTGATGAGTGATTTTAGTGAATTCCAATTGTGGTATGATATTAATACTGATCAATTAAGACACAGAATTGCAACTAAACTCGGTGTTAACGTAGCATATCCAGAATTCTGGGTAAGTAACAACGCCTAATATTAACCTTTTAACAGAATAACAAAACTATGAGTACATGTGATATAACTTCAGGGTTCACGTTAGGATGTCGTGATAATACCGGTGGTATTAAAAACATCTATATATTATCAGGTTCAGTTGATTCTGTGACAGGTTCAGGTGCTGTTGGCTTAATTTCTGAGATTAGTGGTAGTGGTACATTTTATAAGTTTGAATTAACACGTCAAACAGGAGATTACGTAGAAACTATTAACGGTTCAACCGAAAATGGTACTGTATTCTTCGACCAGACAGTGAATGCTTCATTCCATAAAATGCAATCAGCAACTAGAAATCAGATCAGATTGCTAGCCAAAAACGTTACACTAAAACTAATTGTTGAAACAAACAATGGTTCAGTTGATGGAGTAGGTAAATTCTTCTACTTAGGAGAAGAAAATGGTTTATCATTAAATGCAGGTCAAGGTCAGTCAGGTACTGCCTTTGGAGATGCAAATGCTTACCAGCTTACTTTTAACGGGCAAGAGCCTGATCCAGCATCAGAAATATCTGGTTCAGATTTAACAGGTGTCCTATCGGGAATTTCCATAGGATAAAATAATAATGGAAAGGGGTTGTGTACTATGCGCAACCCCTCTTCCTATTTTTAAGAAAGAAAAATGCTACAATTCGATAAATCAGCCGCAACTAATAATAATGCTGTTTGGATAGAAACAGTAAATACTTCCTCAGGGTATTATGATGATTTAGAACTACAATATAGTCAATCATACGATAGAAGTAGTGGTTCATTTGATTTATCAACTTATTCAGCACCTAATCAGTACAGACACTGGTTAGTTATAACAAATAGTGGTTCACTAGCACCTATTCCTTCAGGACAATACGATATTGAAATTTATCGTAAATCAGGTATTGGAGATGGAAGATGGGCGTTTACAGACCAAGTATGGGGAACAACAGATCAAAAATGGGATACATTTGGTGAAAGTGTTGCAGTTGGGCTTGCCTTATACAAAGATAGAGCGTATATTAGTGGGTCTAACGAAACTAGTATAAAACAATATTTATCCCCAAATGAAAATGGAAAATACACAACATACAATGGATAAAGGATTTACATTCAAAAATATTAAAAAGAAGTTTGCAGATAGAGCATTACCTTCTGAAAGAGTATGGCATAACGAATCTCACAAATTCATCAAGTATGGTGAGTATAATGATTTCCCAAACCACTTAATAGAATTATATAACAACAGTTCAATACATTCTACTTGTATTAATGCTATCGTTGATGGTATCGTAGGTGAAGGTTTAGTAGCCGAACCAGATTACGTCTTAAAAAATGCAAATAAAAAAGAATCATGGAATGTTGTATTTAGAAAACTTGCTACTGACTTTAAATTATATGGAGGTTATGCCTTCGAAGTTATTTATTCTAAAGATAGATCAAAAGTAGTAGGTATTTATCATATTGATTTTTCTTGGTTAAGAGCTAAGGAAATGAATTATAGAGGTGAAATAGAAGGATATTTCATTTCAGATGAATGGGGTGAAAAATATAGGTATTCAATTACTAATGTACCTGATGATGTACCCTATTTACCAATTTATGATCCTACAAAAGCACATGATGAACCTAAACAAATATATGTTTTTAGACCATATGCTCCAGGACAAAAATATTACCCTTTACCTGATTATGTTGGTGCTTTAAGGGTTATTGATTTAGATGAGGAAGTAGATAATTTCCATTTAAACAATATTAAAAACGGTTTAGCACCGTCACTTGCAATTACAACTTATACAAATGCTGATCCTGATCAAAGACAACAGATTGAAGCAATGTTGAGAGAACAATATGCAGGTACTGATAATGCAGGTTCATTGTTGTATATGGATTTAGATGATCCAGCAAATAAACCAGATATTACACCTATACCACAAAATGGTGCAGATGGGTATTATACAACATTATCAGAAATAACTACACAAAAAATATTAACAGCACATCGTATTACCTCACCTATGATTTTAGGGATTAAAACAGCAGGACAATTAGGTGGTAGAGATGAAGTTACAGATGCTTATTTATTATTATTAAATACTGTTATTAGACCATTCCAACAAGTATTATTATCATCAATTGAGGAAATGTTAGAAATGATGTATCCAGGAGAAGATGTAACAGTTGGTGTTCAACAACTAAAATTATTTGATGATGGTGAAGAAGAAGTAGATGTAGTCACTGCTGAAGAAGCTGAAATCGGAGATGATGCAGCGTTAGAAGGTAAAATAGAAAAAGCAGATGAAGAAGCTGCTAATGAAACAGAAGGAATAATTCAAATACCAGCATAATGACAAGTACATTTATTATATCAGAAGCTAAACTAAGAGAATTTACAGACATTAATGATAATCTTGATACTGCTTTTATTAAAAATGCAGTGCGTGAAGCACAAGATATATGGTTACAGCGTATTATAGGTACAGCATTGTATGAAAAAATATTATCTGATATTGACACAGGATCATTAACTGGTGAATATCAAACATTAGTAGATAATTACATACAAGATTTCTTATTATATGCTGCTTATTGGGAGTCATTAGAAGCAATTTATATTAGACCCCGTAATAATGGTTTATTAAATGCTACAGGAGGAGAAAATAGTCAATCAGTAGGTAGAGATTTATATAATGTAAAACGTCAATCAACACAAAATAAATTACAATATTATAGTGAAAGATTAACTAATTATATTATTGAAAAACAAAATGTTTTACCAGAACTAAATGAAAATAACTTCTTATATGAACAATATCCAGATTATGGTTCAAAATATAGAAGTCCAATAGTATTTAAATTTAACAATAGAGGAACACATTTCTATGAAGCAAGGAGAGCAGGAATGAGAATAACAGATTCTCGTTATCCTCAATTTCCTTGGGCATCAGATATAAAATAAATAAAACATGGGAAGAAATTTAGGACCATTAAATATAAAAGATAGCTACGAAGGTTTAGTACAAATCTCAGGTAGTAGTAGAGACGTACTAACAGATGGTAGTGGTAGTGAAATAACTAACTTAACTGTTACTGCTTCAAATGCTGTAAGTGCTTCATTTGCTACTACAGCTTCATTTGCCTTAAATGCAACACCTTTAGATACAGGTAGTTTACTTGTAACTGCATCAGCACTTGATGATACAACAACGTTTACAAAAGGTGATGGTAGTACGTTTGATACAGTAATAAACAACGTAAATAATGCAGTTAGTTCCTCATATGCCTTAACTGCTTCATTTGCTGAGAATGCTGATTCAGGATCATTTATGATTACTGGTTCGGTAGTAGGTAATGTACTTACTTTTAATAAAGGAGATGGTACAACATTTGATTTAACAGTAGAAGCAACAGCATCAGCAGCTGATGCTCTTGTTACAGCGTCTATAAGCGATGCAGATATTACATTCACTAAGGGTGATACATCAACATTTGATATTACAGTAAATAACGTAGCAAACGCGGTTTCAGCGTCACATGCTATTATTTCTGATACAGCTGTTAATGCAACTACTTCAGATACAGCAAATGAAGTAAGTGTTACTACTGATGGTGCTAATTCTACACGTTATGTATCATTTACAGATACAACAACAGGAGCTGATAAACAAAGAGTAGATGTAGGTTTAACTTACAACCCATTTAATAATGTTTTAACTACTACTACTTTTGATGGTGATTTAACAGGTAATGCAGCTTCTGCAGATGTAGCAACTTCAGCTTCACATGCAGTAAATGCTGATAATTCTGTAAGTGCTTCATTCGCTACTACAGCAACAAGTGCTTCCCATGCATTAATAGCAGATTCAGCCTTAAATTTCCCAGGTGCTAATAATACAGGTAGTTTAATGTTAACAGGTAGTGTTGCAGATGCTACTTTAACATTTACTAAAGGTGATAATACAACAACATTTGATTTAACAGTTGATAATGTTGCTAATGCTACAAATGCTGTTAGTGCTTCTTACATATTAGGAAGTAATGTAGATGGTCAAGTTTCTTCAGCAGCAACAGCAGTAAGTGCTTCACACGCAGTAATAGCAGATAGTGCTTTATCAACACCTACAGCAACTAGTGCTTCTTATGCTTTAAGTGCTTCACATGCAGATGTAGCAGATTTAGCAAATAATGCTACTGTAGCAGCTACAGCTAATGAGGTAGATGTACAAACTGATGGTGCAGATGCTGTTCGTTATGTATCATTTACAGATACTCTTTCAGGAACAGATGTTCAAAGAGTAGACGGACAATTACAATATAACCCATTTGATAATAATTTAAGTGCAACTACATTTACAGGTAATTTAGTAGGAAATGCTTCAACAGCAACAAGTGCTTCACAAGCTCAAAATGCTGTGAGTGCTTCATTTGCTACCACAGCTTCACTTGCTTTAGCTGTTGAGGGTGCTTTAACAAATCCATTTAATGGTGATTTTGTAGTAAGTGGTAGTTTCAATGTATCATCTTCAATTACAGCAAATAATGTAATTACTAACCAACATGATACTTATGCTTCAGATAAAATTCATGAGATAGTAACGTTAACTCAAGCAGAATACGATGCAATAGGTACTCCAGATGCAAATTCACTTTATGTAATTAGTGATGCTACAGGAAGTTTAATAGTTAGTGCATCATATGCTATAAGTGCTTCACATGCAGATGTTGCAGATAGTGCTTTAACAGTAGCAACAGCTTCATATGCACTTACTTCTTCAATTTTAGATGGTACACCATTAACTGAAGGATTAATAATTACAGGTTCAGTAGTAGGTAAGGTAGATGCTTTATCAATTGCTTCACAAACAGCAAGTTTAGATTGTTCAACAGGTAATTTCTTTACACTACAATTAGCAAGTGGTGTAGATACACATATTAATCCAACTAATATAACACCAGGACAAACAATAAATCTAGAAGTAGCAACTGTAGGTGCAGGTACAGTAAGTTTCCCAAGTGCAGTAAAACAAGTATCAGGTTCAGCTTACGTACCAACAACAACAACTTCAACAGATATAGTAACATTTATTTCATTTGATTCTACAAATTTATATTTAAGTAATATTAAGAAATTTATTTAATGAGTTTATTTACACCATTTTCTTTTTTAAAACAAGAGGTTGCAGCTCCAGCACCACCTCCATCTTGGACACCAGCTGACTTAGGAGGTCTTCAAGAATGGTGGAATACAGGAGCAGGTCTTAGTGTAACTGCAGGAGCAGTACAATCTTGGACAGGGCAAGAAAATAGTACTGTATTAACTAAAAATACAGGTACAGGTATGACTTACACTGCTGCTGATAGTGATGTAAATAATAGACCTACTATTGCACAAAATGCTTCATTCAATTTAGCAACATTAGAAAATAATAGTATTACATCTTTTACTCCTACTACTGAAAGATATATAGGATTTATTGGATTTACAGGAGATACAAGTACTAGTAATTGGAGAATAATGGGTGGAAATACAACAACTGGAGGTACTTCATCTGAAATTGCTATGTTCCAATCTAACCCAGGTAATCCAAATACAGCAGGTGCTTATTTCTTTACTGGTGGAGCTAAACTAGGTCCTGGTACATCTACTAATGAATTATTTTGGTTTGTTGTTCAAGTAAATTCAGCTGGAACTGGTGGGAATTTTTATTATAATAATACCTCACC